CCTAAGTCTGTCGCATGTTCTCGTGATATACATGAGAGCCCCTATAAGCAAATAGGGCCATCAGGTACACGTCGGAGAACCGATAGTGCTATCCTTGGTTGCGTAGCCCGAACCTCCTCTCCTAATCCTTATGATTTCGGATTAGGGGACTGTTCGTAAAGAGTGGTGGTATTGACAATTGTTGGTACAACTATCTCACGCTTCTAATTAAGAATAGCCCCAGAGGGGAATCTACGTTAAGTACCAGAGAAAAGTTCGCTATCCCATCTAAGCAATTTTCTTGAATGGATCAATATTTCTAATCCCTTTAGTACAAATTTGTACATATATAAGGCGTTAATCAAATTGAGCCATAAACCAAGTATCTTTTTTACGCTGCATTGCTGCAGTTTTGAAAAGATCCTTAGCGAATTTTGCAACACCCTGGGTTACTTCAAGATTATTTCTATCGAAGATAATTTTATTTGGATCAGGAATAGTAACAACTTCTAAAAGTTGTCGCCAATCCCTCTTCGCTATAATTTTATCTGCTCTCTCACTTGCTCTACCATATTCAGCTGTAAGGCTGATAAAGGTTGGGTGATATGAGATTGCAGGATAGACTTCTTCTTTGAAGCCGGTGTGGTCTACCAAATTCTCGACAAAGATAGTGTTCCATCTTTCGAACATTCCTACTAGGAATGCCTTAAGAGATTCATTTCTTTGTATGATTTCACGTGTAACAGTACGTTCTAGTAACCAATCTAAATACTCCTTGGAATCGGTTGTACCGGTTCTAGGAAAAGGATGCATCTCATTATCTTTTCTTCGAATAATATCGAGGATTTGATCTTCGGATCCATCTTTAATATATTTCCATACAGCAGAAAATTCTTCTGTACGGTTATAAAAGGATTTAGCTTGTTTAATAGGTGTACCCATTCTCACGTAGAAATCATAAACAAGACCAGGCACGTTATTATAGATTCTTGCAGGCATACCACTTATTATATGGTATATCATGGGGATAAGAAGATAGTACTTGCTACTAGAGGAAACTAATCCTCTTAGTGGTATAGGGCTAACTTCCACTCCGTCCATAATCCATCTTTTCGCAAACTCATAAGTATTATTACTTACGTGAGTTTTATGTAAAGATATAGCCACTCCTAGATCAGTCATATCACTTATATAACGTTTAGCTACCTTTTCATTGTTAATAACAATGTCATCACCTAAAAGCATATACCCCTCAAAAGGAAGATTTAAACCTTCTTTATGAGCAGCATATTGCACAATAAAATGATGAGATAGCGCAAACACTCCCCAAGATGAATAAGCTCCCATTGGTTGACCAGTATTGTAATATACAGTACTATTCTCCCAAGGAACATAAACTTCTTGTTGAGTTAATATACGTTTCCATGCCTGAGCGACCTCTGTACTTGACAGTTTCTCTAATATGGCTACTTGTAGCTCTATTGGGAATCTATCAGTTGCAGCAGTCAAATCTATACTATAGAATGGTCCCTCTCTACCAATCTTAAATGGATCTTGATCGAATGTACGATCTTGTGGTATTCTTCTCAATTGAGAAAATGCCCAATCGTGTATTCCCTTAAGACTCATTTGAGACCAGTAGTCAAAAATACAGATTATTCTTGCTTTACCCTCCGGGTCATTAACAATTGACAATTTCCGTAAGGAAGTTGCTAAATGAGAATTTCTCGATTTAAGGATTTGGCTAAGAGTATTTCTATATCTAAGAGCTAGAGGAGCCCATTTAACTAGTGGTTTAAGGATAGCACTGAGAGGTTGGAACATTGTTCCATTAACTTCAAGTGCTTCCGGTTTACCACCAGTAATTGTCGTTAAATCCTCACCAAGATGTTTTAAAGCATAATCTGCTTGTAACACAGAAGTTTGGGTTGCATGACCTATAGGACCAGATTTGTTTGAGTTTTGAAGATCTAACAACGTGAATGTTGATGAAAATGGTTTGAATTTATATAATCTAATAAATGTTGGAATGAAATCCCTCATATCAGATGTTATAAATCCTTGCCATGGATCACTTATTGTAGAAAGATCTGGCGATTTGGTACCTGGAAGGCATCGAGAGATATTTAGTAATGTTAATACAAAACTAATTCCCTCTTTACTTCCCAGTAAATCTGTTAGGTACGGTAATCCTTGCGGAAGACCGGACTTATTAAGACCAACCGATCCCTGAGCTTCGAACAGTGGGTGTCCACAGATAAATCTTGTGATATGTAACCTGATGTTTTTAATATGGGCAATTGTCCATAGAAAACCTCTTGTTGAATACCACAGACGAACCTGTAACAACCAGCATTCTGCGATGTGATTTGCGAACTTAACGTTCGGGTACCACCAAGCGATAGCCCAATGTAAAATTTTCATTGTGTTACGCATGTTGGATAATATAATGTGGTGAGACTCTCAAAGACTCGGCCATATACTCTACCAAAAGATAGAGGGCGAAGCTCCGCGTGATAAATCACTCTTAAGAGGTTGGGTGCCCAGTGACATTACTGCCCTAGACACTTATGTCTATGGTAATCTTGTTACTGTACGTACTCGCAAGTACGCTGAATAACAAGGGAGGACACCAAGCCTCCA